ATGTGGGTCAATAAGTATATTGACGATTGCACTGATGAGGATTTAAACGATCGTGACTTTATTGCATCAGTTGTTGACCGGGCTATTTTTCATTTCGCGATTAATAGTATATGTAATCCTGGGGATAATAAAGATGCGACTCCCATTGAACAATGTACTTTTGATGTAGAAACTAAGAATGGCCTTCCCTCCACGGTTCAGCTATTTTATGAGGAATCTAAGGATAATGAACCTTTAGCGAATATACATTTTCAAGCAATAGGTTCTGGTTTTTTAACGTTTGTTAATGCCTGCCAGGAACATGATGACAACAGCTTAAAATTATTTGCTTCGCTGTTAATTTCACTTTCATATTCTAGTGCCTACGCAGATTTATCAGAAACAGTGTATATTAATGAAAATAATGAGAGCTACCTGAAAGCTCAGTTTGAAAAATTATCTCAACGTGATATGAAGAAGTACCTGGGAGAGATGAAGCGTCTGGCTGATGGGGGAGAAATGAATTTTGATGGCTATCTGGATAAGATGTCACATCTGGTGAATGAAGGAACGCTCGATCCTGATATTTTAAGCAAAATGAGAAATGCTGCACCACAATTAATTAGCTTCGCGAAGTCGTTTGACCCAACCTCAAAGGAAGAGATTAAAATACTTACAGACACTTCTAAATTAATTTATGATTTGTTCGGGGTTAAATCGGAGAAATAATATGTGAAGTTCTTCGATAGTATGGAAGGCATTATATAAAAGGACCCAATATTTATTGGGTTCTTTTTTCTCTATCAATGCTATTAGCAGGGAGATATATCACCAGAGTTTAATGTGTGATTTTTTATTTATCGTCGAACCTGGATTGTTTATCATTGGCCTTAACAAAGTTAACGGCTAATAAGATTATTTCCATCACTTCGTGAGAGCTTCATGCCTTGAGAGGATCTCAATTTTCTTTTGCAATGAGACAGGCGCTTCCTGTTGTTATGGTATAGTACCCCGCTATTGAGCCTCCTGAATAGTGATGCTGAATAACATAACCCCATGATATATCGATAAAATAATCTCTACATTTGAAAATGCACGGTAATTCTGAAATGCAAAAAATCAACCAAACCAGCGCAATGCCTGAAAAAACTGACGTTCACTGGAGTGGTCGGTTTAGCGTTGCACCAATGCTCGATAGGATGTACCGTTGTTGAAAAACAAGTAGTTATACACTCTGTGGGAGCCTATTGGGAACTCGGCGTTTTCATTTCAAGGTGTAATCCATACGCGGCTTAAGAATGAGATATAATGCGACTTTTAGTGTTCCGCTTGAGAGGCCATGATGCTTACCCTGGACGAGATAGGTCAATCAGTACGTAACAATATCCAGTTGATTATTGATCATGTCGGCTTACCTCTTGCTGTTGGTCCGCTCAGTGATGATGATTACAAGATTCTGTGTGGTGGCTATGGTGAGCTTGAATGGGACTATGCGTTAAGTACCTATGGCAACTCCAGAGAAAAGTATGAGTTCTGCATAAAACTTGTTCAGCAAGGTCGGGTTCAGGGAATACCATCAGGAGCAGCAATTTGTGTTTATGGGGTTGAAGAAAACATCTTTCGTATCCATATGATCGAAAGGTTTTCTAGAGAAGATGAATCTCACCCATTGAAAGGGCGCATGGTTTTACTCACTCTTATGAGTGCTTTTATATTTTGTAAAGCTGTTGAATGTAAAGTTGTCCACATTGTAGAGCCAGTACCAGAACTGGTGCAGTATTACGAGTCTTTTGGTTTCCGCATGGAACAGTGCGGTTATGTGATGTCGGCAGTCATTGATGAGCTGCAGGATATCTTTCTTAAATTTGCTCAGTAGGTATAGACGAGAAGGGTCTACAAATTGTAGGATACCCGTCCAGATTACCTTAAAGGTACATCTATGGCAGTCGTTTTGTGCTTAAACTACTAAGAAACGATGTCACCAATCGACATGATCGATTGGCATAAGTTAGCGAAACAAGCTAGCTTTAAAGAAAGGGTTAGAGACGCCTTTACTGTCTCGGGAGTTTTCTATGAAAGATCAAAAAGCAACCAAGCCACAGGTTAAGTTCGACACAATGAAAGCATTCGCAGGTATGGGTGCTGCTGTTGAAGTTCTGATGAAGGCTGCTCCTAATGCGTTCACTCACGCTACTGTCTCTGGTAAAGAGCAGCAGGGTAAGCTTCGTCGTCGCAAAGCAGCATGATCATAGCTGGTGCTTTTTGAAAACCCGCCTTCAGGCGGGTTTTTTCTTTAGTGATGTTCTTTGCCCTTCTGTTTGACTGTTCTGACCTGTTCCCACTCGATACGTCCTTCTTCTCGTCTTTTGTCTATGTATTCCGCAAGATCCTGAATATTGATGCAACGTTTTGCTTTTTGTGATGTGCCGATGCGATATGTTGGAATGGGCAACTTACAAGCGTTTGCTTTTGCTTCTGCCGTGGCTGGACTCATACCAAAGTACTTTTGGCTAACTGCTGAGAGTTCAATGTTTGGGGTATTGAATTCAGCCATCAGTAAAAACAAGGTGTTCATAATTTTCTCCATCAAAACCGGCTGCACCCGGGAAAATCATAATTCTGTGCTGGTGGCAGGAATTAATTTCTGCCAGATAGCTGAAACATATTTGGCCTGATGACGAGCATCAGCCAGGGCGTTGTGCCGTTCGCCATCGAAAGGCATGTCCATTTTTGGGGCGAATCCGATGGAACGCCCAAGCGTAACGATCGTGCGTACATCGTGATCATTCCAGTACGCCCATGGGCAGATTTGTCCTGCTCGTTCATAAGCTCCGCGTAAAATTACGTTGTCGAAGGTGGCCCCGTTACCCCAAACTTTTAAATATTTCGTATTGTCTGCGTGCCGATTAATGAAATGGCTCAGTTCAGAGAGTGCATCGCTGATCGACAAAGTATCATCAATACAGATTGCAGCTCGTGCTTCAGGGCTTTGTTTCAACCACCACAGGATGGTATCGCCGTCAGGTGTGGCCCCTTGCTCCATAGCACTGTCCAGGCTGACAACCGTATAGAATTCTTGTCCGATGTCTCCGGTTTCTGGAGTGAAGAACACCGCGCCAATGGAAACGATCGGTGCATCCTTATTTTTCCCCATCGTCTCAAGGTCGATCATTAAGTTATTCATTACTTCACCTCCTGCGTTTCTTTGCTGCTGTGAATTCGCCAGTTACCGACGCCTTCCCATTCAAACTGGCGGTTACTAATTCGCGTCCAGCCCCTGCCGAAAAGCAAATCCAGATACCAGTATTTTAAAGTTCTGATAATTGCTCTTACAGTTGGTTTGCATCCAGAAGTCTTTGATGCGCAAATAAAGCACCGAGTTATGCTCATGGCTTCTACAAAAGGCCAGATAAACCAAACCCAGATGCAAAGAGCCACGAACAACATGAGCGCGATGTTAGCCACTAAGCCAGACCAGTACAGATAATTGCTCATTGGTTGCCTCCACCTTGGCTCTGAAGCATGGCAGCGCGGCAGGCGTTCCAGCCATCAACATACCCAGCCATGATATATCGATTAAAACCCACCTCTTTCTGTGCGCGTGCCAGATTCATTTCCTCCGGCACGTGTACTGGCTGAGCTATATATAGCGGCTGAACATACCAACCCTTTGATAACCAACTGTCAGCAACGTTTTTACTCCGTGTTATTGCCGGAATACCTAAGCCATTGTCTGAATGCAGCCATGCCACCGGCTCCTCTTCTAGCGATGCCAGAGCAATTTCATAAGCACGGCGCTCAATATCGTCTCGAACCTCTAGGCTGCTGATTCGTTCTTTGATTTCTTTAATCAGTTCTTTATTGGTAAATGTGGTCATTATGCTCCAGCCTCCGGCGCTTTTGGCATTACTGCCCAGTGAGTGATATTGAAGTTTTCAAGGTCCCCGACCTGAAATGTCCACTGCCATTCTCCGGTTTCTTTTTGTCCCCAGGTGTACCAGAGAGAACGCCAGCCAATCAGCCAGCCTTCTCCGTTAGCATCAAATAACAGAACACTTTCATTTGCTGGTGGCAGTTCAGCTGACACTGGTATTATTTTGTTTTCCAGTGCCGCACATTTAGCTTCAAGCGCGTCGAATTTACGTACTAGGTACTCAGCATTTGTTTCGTTCACTTTCAGATCTCGCGGTACACATTTCCCGCGAAGAAACCCTTCCATTTCGAAAACATTCATGCGCATTTGCGTAACTCCGATAACTCGTTAAAACGTTCCATAAACATCCCGTAGGCATGGCTAGGTGCCAGTGGAATCACGTTGAACATCTCTGTTGCCGGGATGCCTTCCAGTACAGGCCAGAAAGAGCCATCATCAAGCCCGAGATCGCGGCGTTCGGTTGCCAGCATGATAAGATCGGCATATTTCACGGGCGTACTCATAACTGGGGGTAACCCGTATTTCTCACGGATTACGGCGTCAATTTTTTCTTCCATCCGTTTATAGTCAGGAAGAAGGCGTTTCAGTGGAGCGGGAATATCCTGGCAATACGCTTCTGTTGCATCATGCATTAACGCTTCAAAAGCAAATTCCTGCGGCACCAGCTGGCTGCAAAGCACCGCATGTTGGGCGACACTGTAGAAGTGAGAAAGATGACCGGCAAAGCGGCAGATATTTGAAAGGGAAACCGCGATATCGTTAATCACGATGTCGTCTTTATTTATCTTGTCATAATAAAAATGCTTCCCGGAAAAAGTTTTAATAAATGACATTTTGTTCTCCACGTATATGCGCTGCACCGCGCTGAGTTTGGGTAAAAGGAAGCCCTCACCATCCGGTGATTATTGAGTTAATTACGTTTCCATAAATGCCCCCGCAGGGGCATTTGCAGTAATGAAATCAGGCGGTGAAAGTACCAATAAAGGTTTCTACGTTGCTGTCTTTGAATTTCTCAACAAGCAGATCACGAAATTCGTTAGCCATATCTTCCTGCACCGCTTCCAGCTGAATAATGCGCAGAACCAGTACAGGACGATCGCCAGTGATAATGCTGAGGCGTAATTTAAACGGACGTTCTTTCAGACCTTCAAACGGAACGCATTTAAATTCAAATGCCACTGGCATAATGTCTTTGGTCTTCGCTTCGACAGATTCCATCAGGGAGCGTTTGCCGCTGAAGTCATTATCTTCAAAATCAGCGGTCTGGTTTGCTTCAATCGTGATTTTACGGACTGCCGCAGCCGCTTTTGTTGCCTGAATAGCGTCACCATTAGCATCAAAGCCCACAAGGTAGTCGGCCCAGTCTTCAATCCATTCTGCCAGTGACTTCTGGGAGTTACGCTCGCCGTTAACAGACAACAGGGCAGAGAACGGTGCTGTCTTTTTCAGTTTGAGAGTGGCGGTGTTATCTGCGTGACCTGGTTCATCAATAGTACCCAGGTTAAGTACACTGACGGCACGCATATTATCAGCATCGATAAAGCAGCGGGTGCCTTCATCTGCAAGATCTTTAGAATAACGGGTAAAGTCATCGATGCTGGCAGTGGAAAGCGCACCACGGAAACGGAAGCGATTTAAATTAAATTTTTCCAGATCATGAATGCGGAAATTCTCAGGCAATGCCACAGCATCGGCACCAATCTTACTGATAATTTCATTAACACCCTGAGCAGAAATAAGGGCATGGATTTGATTAATTGCGGTTGCGTCTAAGTTCTGAGACATAATAAGTCCTCACTATATAAAGATATTCAGTGATGAGATAAATAATCAGTTAATTAAGAACGATATTAATGACCTGCTGCGCGTAGTTTTCCGTCAGGTTCACCGGCAAGAGTCAGTAATTGTCCCTGGTCTTCCTGCAGAATAGTCAGGCGACCACCGCGATTGACATACATCGGCGTTTCGGTGGTGTCTTCTTCGGAAATTTTCCCGCGGTTAGTCGGGCGAACATATGAGAGTTTGTGTTTGATTTTCACACGGTTCTCATCAAATGGTTCGATTTCCAGGTTGAGTGAGACCTTACCTTTGGTTTTCGTGTTCATCACACCTGAAGCGACTTCACTGAGAACTGCGCCGATTTTGGTTTCAAATACGCCGCCGTCCAGCTCCCCGATAAATGCCTGCACATCAGTACTGCGTTCGCTAGCCATTTTGCTGCTCCTCATCATATCGACCCTGCAAGGTCGGTTGGTTTCTCCACAAAACAGAGAAGAACACCTGCGGTGGCAGCCGCCCGGATGGATTGGGTTATGAGCCCGTCGTCCGGTGATGCTCTTCTCTGTTTTGTAAAAAGAGCGGTACCAGCCGGAAGCAAGTGTACAAACTGGTACCGCCAAAGCAGTGGCTGTTGTGGTGACCGGTGCTGATCTCCGGCTTGCGGTTATTTCAGACTCTCACGGGCGTTTAATTGCCCCGCCGAACAGCTCTTTTCCGCAATAGCTGCAATGTCTTTCGCGCATCAGCCTGCGCATTCACCACAACGCTGAGAGCACTTAGCCAGTTACGGCACCACTCTTTGTCGCGGCTCCATAAATGCCCTCATCGTTGCCCCCTGGTCTCTTCCCAGGCGTCAAACCGAATCGCCACGCTGGTTAGGCGTCTTATCAGCATCATCATTGACTTGCACATTCCGGCTACCTGGTTTGTTTGCCCGAGCAGGGAGTGGATAGTCCCCTTTAACGTCCCCAGACCGCTAACGACGCATGTGCCATACGCCGTGATACAACAATATGTTCGGTATTAGTTACCAAAGAGACGATTACTCTTATGGTTGAATGTAATACCCATGTTGAATATTTTTCTTGCTTACTATTTGTTTTATCTATGTGGTGAACTGGTTTTTGTTTACACAAGAAAAAGTTTTCTTAAGTAAGTTTACATTGTTTTGTCTTGCTATTTTTTTTAATTCAAGAACAATAAATTGCCGCTATCAGTAATTATTCTTTATGAAATTTTATAAATAACTCCCTGCTTTTGAGTTCTGTACGCAGTGTTTTTAGTTGTCGAGGACATAATGGATAATCAAAATACACCTGTTTTTGATGTATGTGGTTGGTACTGTGTGCCCGTTAAAGATCATAATTCAGTTATAGTTCAACTGTCTTGTAAACAACCACCATTTGAATCTGATAAAATTATCGAAAGTCCAATATATTCTTTTCCCATAAAAGAAATACCAAATCTCATAAATACATTACAAAACATTTATGAAGAAAATAATTGATTATAAATCCAGTTCAAAAGTGAAGCGTCCATTTGGGCGCTTTTTTATTTACGAATCATTCCGGTCTTCGTATGCCCCGGACGGCTACTTCGTGGGCGTCCTGCCTGTTCGATATCTTATGTAGGTACATTATGTATCTGTAGGGTACATTGTCAAGTATAAAAAAACCTGCCGAAGCAGGTTCATAGACATTGATCAGGCTTTAATTTTGTATCTTCTTGGTTTTCCTGAGAAAATAACTGTACCAATGATAGAGCAATTACCGTTTATCTTAATGTAAGGCTCAGGCCAGTTGGGGTTTAATGCTTTGAGATAACGCTGTGTCCCGTCTTCTATCAACCTTTTGAAGGTGGTTTCACCTGTATCGTGCATCAATGCAATAACGTCATCGCCGTGGCAGGCTGGTACTTCTGGATCGACAAAAATCATGTCTCCCGGACGGTACTCATCAATCATTGAATCACCAATCACCCTCAATATATAAGTCATTTCGCCACAGGGTACAGGGCAGGGATACGTTTCTGTTGTGCTCAAATCAACCTCAGAATAGCCAACTTCTTTCCATGCTCCGGCCTGTACCCATGATATGACAGGGACTAACGTTATTTTTTTATTAGTGATTGAAACATCAGGTTTTTTTGTGATGTTCGTTGTCTGGTGTTCTTGATCAAGCCATCCGACAGGCAGGTCGAAACATTTTTCGATGTGCCGTGCCATGCTGTCACCGATATTTTTAGTAGCGCCATCCCCCATAAACCTGCTGGTCTGGGTAGGCTCGCGATCAATCATGGTGGCAAAGGATGAATTTCCGCCAACACCATCTCTCAGTTTTCTGGCGTTAGACCGCCGGATGTCATGGATTGTTTTCATAACGAAATTAAAACCTTTGTACCGATAAGGTACAAGTATCTTGAAGGTTCATCTCAATCATGTAATATGTATACTGGAGGTACATGTTGTATGAAAGCGTATTGGGACTCTTTAACCAAAGAACAGCAGGGCGAGTTAGCCGGAAAAGTTGGCTCAACACCTGGCTACTTACGGCTGGTTTTCAATGGTTATAAAAAAGCCAGTTTTGTGCTGGCTAAAAAACTTGAGCAATGCACGTCAGGTGCAATTACGAAATCTGACTTAAGACCGGATATCTATCCGAAAGATTAACAGAACACCTTCAATTTTTAACCACAGAACGATGAGGCTAACCGTGGGTAAGCATCACTGGAAAGTAGAAAAACAGCCTGAGTGGTACGTGAAAGCTGTCAGAAAAACTATCGCGGCGTTGCCGGGAGGTTACGCTGAAGCTGCTGAGTGGCTGGATGTAACAGAGAACGCTTTATTCAACCGCCTTCGTGCAGATGGCGATCAGATTTTCCCGCTGGGATGGGCAATGATTTTACAGCGCGCGGCTGGCACTCACTACATTGCGGATGCTGTCGCACAGTCTGCTGGTGGGGTGTTTGTATCGCTTCCTGAACTTGAGGAAGTAGAGAACGCCGATATAAACCAGCGCCTGCTGGAAGTCATCGAACAGATCGGGAGTTACTCAAAGCAGATTCGTTCGGCAATCGAAGATGGGGTAGTGGAGCCACACGAGCAGACAGCAATTAATGATGAGTTGTATCTGTCAATTTCGAAGCTCCAGGAGCATGCAGCACTGGTCTACAAAATCTTTTGCGCTCCAGAAAAGAGTGACGCCCGCGAGTGTGCAGCTCCGGGCGTCGTGGCGTTTTGTGTCTGTGGAGAAACTAACGCATGAACAGTTTAACGGCAAATAACCGTTTGTCGCAACAGCTGGTGGTCAGCGTCGCTGAACACCTGTTGTTACGGCATGAATGCAGATTACCAAATCACCTGGCTGTAAGTAACCACAGAGAACTTTACCTGACTGTGGGGGGCGAGTTGTGCAGGAACTTAACCGCTGGTTTCGTGACGGAAGAGGGCGTTATGTCCATGTTATTCGTTGGGAGCCAGAAACACAGCGCGTTATCTATCTTCGCAAAGACTACCCGCATGAGTGCTTTAGTCCTTTGTGGAAATTCAGGCGTGATTTTGTTGAGTGTGAAGGACCACCAGCACATTGATTCTGCCATTCCGGGACGTTACACTGTTCAGGCACCTTATAAAACGGGTGCCGGGATTGGCGTCCTGAAATTGATTACTGAGCATAACCGCGCTCATGCGGTTTTTTCGTGTCATGAGCATTGCTACGCCCAAATTATGGTGGGGCGTACAGGGCCGACTTCGGTCGGGCCGGGTTCGGTAGTCTCCGGTAACGCCAACCCTGTACGTCTCACCACCTCTGTGATTGGCGTCCCATGTGGTGAGTTTTCTAAAAAACTGACTACCGGGGCTGTCACCATGACTACTCTCCCAACCCTCTCTCAACCTGAAATTGCCATCGTTGATGGTCAGGCTGTTACATCTTCTTTGGCTGTTGCTGACTTCTTCTCCAAACGTCATGACGATGTACTGAAAAAGATCCGCACGCTTGAATGCTCAGCATCATTCACTGCCCGCAATTTTTCGGTGAGTGATTACACTGATTGCACAGGTCGCAAACTTCCTTGCTACCAAATAACCCGCGACGGCTTTGCGTTTCTTGCTATGGGTTTCACGGGTAAACGTGCTGCCCAGTTCAAAGAGGCATACATCAATGCCTTTAACCAGATGGAGAAACAGCTTTCAAAGCCCTCTGTACCGAGCGACGTTGCACATAACGCCAGCGTTCTCTATTCCTACATTTCATCAATTCATCAGGTCTGGTTGCAGCAGCTTTATCCCATGCTGGAAAAAGCTGAATCACCGCTGGCTGTAAGTCTGTATGACCGAATTAACGATGCGGCATTTCTTGCCCGTCTTATTCATTCGTCGCTGAACTCTTCAGAGGTAAGGGGGCGCAAATGATCCGGAATATTTTCAAACGTTTTACCAATCAGACTTTCCGTTGTCCTCGTCCGGGTCAGTGGTACACCACGCCTGCAGGGCATGTTCTACGTGTTAGCCTAGTTGACCGTGAATGCCAGAAGGTGATTTGTGAACCGCTGGGCCGTAATTACCGCGTCAGTATGCCGCTTATAGCCTTTCGCTCCGGAAAAAACATGAAGCATCTCGGAGGTGCAGCATGAGTATGGAGCTGATGGTTAAAGCGATGAAAATTCGAGTGGGTAATCCATTACGAAAACTGGTTCTGATCAAGCTGGCTGATAATGCCAGCGATCAGGGTGAGTGCTGGCCCAGCTACCAGCATATTGCTGACCAGTGCGAGATTAGCAAACGTTCTGTGATGAATCATATTGCGGCCCTTTGTGAGTCCGGGCTGGTAAAAAAAGTCACCCGGAAAGGTGAAAAAGGTAACTCAAGTAATATCTATCTCCTTCATCTGGATGGTGCAGGAGATTCACTAGGGGGTAGTGCAAATAATTCACTATCTGGTGCAGCAAATTCACCATGTAGTGCAGGAGTTGCACCAGGGGGTAGTGCAGGAGATTCACCCAGAACCAGTCACTCTTTTGAACCAGTCAAAGAATCAGTCAATGAACCAATAGCTGTTGGTGCATCAGTTGATGAGTCCGTGCGAGTTCGTTCAAACCGACCGGAATACTCTCCGGAGTTTGAGCAGGCATGGCTGGTATATCCCAAACGTGCTGGTGGCAATTCAAAATCTGCAGCCTTCAAAGCCTGGAAAGCCCGTTTGAATGAGGGGGTAAACCCCGAAACCATGCTGGAAGGTGTGAAACGCTACGCGGGCTGGGTATCTGCGATGGGTAACAGCGGCACACAATTTGTGAAACAGGCTGTCACGTTCTTTGGTCCGGATCGTCATTTCGAAGAATCCTGGGAAGTTCCTGCGGTATCTGCAGCCAGACGCGAGGACCCGTACTTCAAAGCCAGTTACGACAACGTGGACTACAGCCAGATCCCGGCAGGATTCAGGGGGTGATCATGAGTCTGTTAAATGACGTTCATAAATTCATTGAAGCCCATCCGGGGTGTACTTCCGCAGACATTGCGGATGCTTTTGCAGATTACTCACGGCAGCGCGTTCTGCAGTCAGCAAGCAAGTTACGTCAGAGTGGGCGTGTGGCTCACCGTTGTGAAGGAGATACACGCAGACATTTCCCGCGCCTGACTGAGAGAGCGCAGGAGCTGGAACCACAACCAGTTCGTGAAACCAGACCTGTGCGTAATTTCTGTGTCGGCACTAACGATCCCCGGGTGATTTTATGCCTGACCCGCCAGGCTGAAGAACTGGAATCGAGGGGGTTATACCGTCGTGCTGCAACGGTGTGGATGGCGGCATTCCGTGAAAGCCACTCCCAGCCAGAACGAAATAATTTTCTGGCGCGTCGTGAACGGTGTTTACGGAAAAGCAGCAAGCGGGCTGTATCGGGTGATGAGTGGTATCTGTCAGGGAATTACGTGGGGGCTTAATGAGTAATAAATATTGCCAGGCGCTGGTGGAACTGCGGAACAAACCAGCCCATGAACTGAAGGAAGTGGGCGATCAGTGGCGCACGCCGGATAACATTTTCTGGGGAATTAACACCCTGTTTGGTCCGTTTGTTCTGGATCTGTTCACTGACGGTGATAACGCCAAATGTGCCGCGTATTACACGGCGGAAGACAACGCGCTGGCGCATGACTGGTCAGAACGTCTTGCGGAGCTTAAAGGTGCTGCCTTTGGTAATCCCCCATACAGCCGCGCCAGTCAGCATGAGGGGCAATACATCACCGGCATGCGTTACATCATGAAACATGCCAGTGCCATGCGTGATAAGGGTGGGCGCTATGTTTTCCTGATCAAAGCTGCCACCAGCGAAGTGTGGTGGCCGGAAGATGCGGACCATATTGCTTTTATTCGCGGGCGTATTGGTTTTGAACTGCCTGCCTGGTTTATCCCGAAGGATGAGAAGCAGGTGCCGACAGGTGCGTTCTTCGCTGGTGCTATTGCTGTTTTCGACAAGACCTGGAAGGGACCGGCAATCAGCTACATCGGGCGCGATGAACTTGAGGCATGTGGTGAGGCGTTTCTGGCGCAGGTTCGCCAGCAGGCGGAAAAACTGGTCAGGGAGATGGCGGCATGACGACGTTAACTCAATGCCAGCAGCAGGTGCTGGATATGCTGATTTCTTACCAGAAAGAACGTGGCTTCCCGCCAACCAATCAGGAGGTGGCAACCATGCTGGGATACCGTTCAGTGAATGCAGCGGTGGAACATCTTCGCGCACTGGAGAAAAAAGGCGTCATCACGATAAAGCGTGGCGTGGCCCGGGGTATCACTCTTCATACCGCGGTGAAGGACGACGACAGCGAGGCGGTCGGGATTATCCGCTCACTGCTTGCCGGTGAGGAAAACGCAAGGCTGCGTGCAACTCACTGGTTACATGAGAGAGGCCTGAAAGTATGAAGCTGATCCTGCCTTTCCCGCCCAGCGTGAACACGTACTGGCGACACCCCAACAAAGGGGCATTTGCTTGTAAGAGCCTGATAAGCGCGGCGGGGCGAAAATTTCAGAGCGCGGCGTGTGCAGCAATAGTTGAGCAGTTACGTCGTCTGCCAAAACCAACGTCGGCACCTGCTTCAGTGGAGATCGTGTTGTTTCCTCCTGATAACAGGATCCGCGATCTGGACAACTATAACAAGGCACTGTTTGACGCCCTGACACACGCGGGTGTGTGGGAAGACGACAGCCAGGTGAAAAGAATGCTGGTTGAGTGGGGACCGGTTATCCCGGGAGGGAAGGTCGAGATCACTATCAGTAAGTACGAAAAAGTGAGTTGCAAATTAGCAACCCGGTAACGGAATTGAGCAACACCCTAAATTTGGGTATTACCTCGTTAAAGATACTGTATTTATGAACAGTATATCCTTGATAACTATTAAAAATCGCAGTAAGTTCATCCTGCATCAACGAAAAGGGAGTGCAGTCCCGAAATTTGTGGAGAAACCAATGAATCAGTTGCTTGTAATTGATGGCGTTTCTGTGCGCCAGTACTTCGAATCTAACTACTGTCTTAACGACCTTCAGAAAGCTGCTCTTCTTGCCGCTGGTGAGAGTCGTTCCTCCCGTTCGCTGGAAGTTCACGAGTTTATGCGTCGTCCTGAAACGAAGGCTCTTGTGGAATTACTGGAAGAAGAAACTACGGGAGATTCCCGTAGTATTCCTGTCATCACCATTCAGGGGCGCAATGGTGGGACGTATGTTTGTAAAGAGCTGGTCTATGCATATGCAATGTGGATCAGCCCGGCATTCAGCTTAAAAGTGATACGAACTTTTGATGCGCTTCATAATTCATCACCAGAAGAAACCACATCCGACAAAATTAAATCCGGGGTCATTCTGCTTGAATCAGCAGCAAAGACTCTAAATCTGTCAAACTCCTCGAAACTTGGTGCATACCAGAAATTATCAAAGGTAGCTGGTCTTCCTGAACTTATGCCGATCTATGCCATTGATGCACCTGCTGATGCGCCAGATGGTTCAAGCCGCCCTACGCTGTCGCTGAGTGCACTGCTGAAGCAGTATGGTATCCGCCTGACGGCTAATCAGGCATATCACCAGATGGCGAAGCTGGGGATCGTCGAGCAGCGCGAACGATACAGCCGTACCGCGATTAACAACATCAAAAAATTCTGGTCGCTGACGGCGAAAGGCTGTATGTTCGGCAAGAACATCACCAGTCCCGCAAATCCGCGCGAGACGCAGCCGCATTTCTTCGAATCCCGATTCCCTGAGCTGTTAAAGTTGCTCGATACCGTTCATTGAGGTGACCGTGAGAGCACTACTGACCCCTGAAATAGCCCCGCGTATGGGGATCGTATTGTTCAGACCAGGTTCAGAGCTGATGCCCCTGTTTATGCAGGGGCGTGTACTGCTGGAGCCTGAGCCGGAACGTTATTCATCTTTCGCCAGTGGTGCCGTTCCCGCAGCATCACAACCGCTGGCGGATGATCCTGCTGTTCGGGCCGTGTTCCGCAATGAGGCAGTGATCCGTCGTGCTGGTGGCGTGGAATGTCTTGAAAGCTGGTTACTTCGTGAAAAGGGCTGTCAGTGGCCTCATTCCAACTGGCACAGCGAGAACATGACCACAATGCGACACGCTCCGGGCGCAATCCGTCTGTGCTGGCACTGCGATAACCAGCTGCGCGATCAGTTCACGGAACGGCTGGAATCAATGGCAACGGATAACTGTGCCCGCTGGGTGTTGTCTGTTGTGCGTCGGGATCTCGGTTTTGATGATAGTCACGTTGTGACAATGCCGGAACTGTGCTGGTGGCTGATTCGTAATGATCTGGCGGATGCCTTACCGGAAAGCGCAGCCCGTAAGGCACTGAGATTACCGAAGCCTGTTGTGCCGTCTGTCACCCGGGAAAGTGACCTTGTGCCTTCGGTTCCTGCCACCAGCATCATCCAGGATAAAGCGAAAAAGGTGCTGGCGCTGAAAGTGGATCCGGAATCGCCGGAGTCTTTTATGTTACGCCCAAAACGTCGCCGCTGGGTTAACGAAAAGTACACGCGCTGGGTTAAGACGCAGCCGTGTGCATGTTGTGGAAAGCCTGCTGATGATCCCCACCACCTGATAGGCCACGGTCAGGGTGGAATGGGTACAAAAGCGCATGACCTCTTCGTGCTGCCTTTGTGCAGAAAGCATCACAACGAGCTGCATGCGGATACCGTGGCATTTGAAGAGAAGTATGGCTCCCAGCTGGAGCTGATATTTCGTTTTATCGATCGCGCGCTGGCAACTGGCGTGCTGGCGTAAGTGGAGAACGAGCATGAACCTTGAGGCCTTACCAAAATATTACTCCCCAAAATCTCCAAAATTGAGCGATGACGCACTGGCGACAGGCTCGGGTGGTTTAACGATTACGGATGTGATGGCTGCGCAGGGGATGGTGCAGTCAAAAGCACCGCTTGGGTTTGCTTTATTCCTGGCAAAAGTTGGTGTTCAGGATCCTCAGTTTGCGATTGAAGGTCTGCTCAATTACGCGATGGCACTGGATAACCCGACATTGAACAAATTGAGTGAAGAAACCCGGTTACAGATCATCCCTTACCTTGTGAATTTTGCCTTTGCTGATTATTCCAGGTCTGCGGCAAGTAAGGCTCGCTGTGAGCATTGTGCAGGTACGGGATTTCATAATGTATTGCGCGAAGTGGTGAAACACTCCAGAAGCGGGGAGTCTGTTATCAAGGAAGAGTGGGTGAAGGAATTATGTCAGCATTGTCATGGTAAGGGAGAAGTCAGCACAGCGTGCAGAGGGTGTAAGGGTAAAGGTATTGTCCTGGATGAAAAAAGGACCCGGCTTCATGGCACGCCTGTTTATAAGATTTGTGGGCGTTGCAATGGAAACCGGTTTAGCCGTTTACCAACCACACTGGCGCGGCATCATGTCCAGAAGCTGATACCAGATCTGACGGATTATCAGTGGTACAAAGGATATGCAGATGTCATTGATAAACTGGTTACAAAGTGCTGGCAGGAAGAAGCATATGCTGAGACACAATTGAGAAAAGTGACAAGATAAATGATTTTCACCGAAGATGGCGACATGATGCTTGCATTTTCAAAAAATATGGATAAAATTTACCAAACGATGGGCTTTGTATGTCTACCGTTGATAAGATTTAAGAACCCGCCACTGAGCGGGTTTTTTTGTGCCCGAAAATAAGCGTGGTGCTTTAAGCTTGCTGCAGGCTGTGAGTACAGGTCGTTCTGTTTGCAGTTTTTCGATAAGAACAATAAATCAGATGGTAATTGAAATGAAAGCTGGTTGTTAATTTCGCGTTGCGTTTTCTTTGTTTTCTGAATAATGAAACATACTAGGACATTTATGTTCATTAATTTTGTTCTTATTGAGTATCTCTGAGTTATTCGTATCATTCTGCCGTGCCATCGCAATGATGCGATGCGGGCCCTTTAGCTCAGTGGTCAGAGCGAGCGACTCATAATCGCCAGGTCGCTGGTTCAAGTCCAGCAAGGGCCACCAGCCGTCACTAGCTCATCGGGACAGAGCATCAACCTTCTAAGTTGATTGTGCGGGGTTCAAGTCCCCGGTGACGGTCCAGTGCCGACTTAGCTCAGCAGGCAGAGCAACTGACTTGTAATCAGTAGGTCACCAGTTCGATTCCGGTAGTCGGCACCATATGCGGGCATCGTATAATGGCTATTACCTCAGCCTTCCAAGCTGATGATGCGGGTTCGATTCCCGTTGCCCGCTCCAGTGGACATGAGTTATAAAACTTGGCAGTGCTGATGTTTTCGTGGAGAGCGAAAATTCCCTTATCCATCTCCACTCTGTGACAGACGCAGGTCGCAGACTCAGCACTGTTTTTTTTACAGCATTCAGATGGTGCGTTGTCTGTTTTGGTTCGGAGAGACAGGGTACGTAGCGCGCAGGACCTGGACTGATGACGCGCCATCTCAATGTCGTTAATATAAGAGGTGCCCCATCACCTCAAAAATAATATATGTCGTCTTATGCGTTCAACCGCCGTATATGGCGGTTTTTTTTATTCCCTCAATTTTCTGTTTATAGAGGTTATTCGCAATGCGTAATGTGTCGTTTGACGTTCGCTATTCCTTTCATCTTGAAACGATGATGGCGACCCTGTACCGAAGGCTGGAATATCTGCTTTATTTTATTCTGATGCTGGCTGGTGGGCTTGTTCTGGCAGATGTGGGTAATACCGCGTTACAGGGGCTGGTGGTCATCATTGTTGCTTTCACCTCGCTCACACTTCGTCCCGCAAGAAATGCGCTGCTGTGTGAACGGCAGGCTGCAAGATACCGTGAGCTCATGCATGATTTTGAGTTTCATCCGGATGAAACAGAGCTTCCCGATATGGATGAAATTGAGCTG